TCGTGGATGAGAGATTCTAAAATCTTTCCTGCTGGAGTTGTGAGAACTTTGATTTTTCCCTTTAAATCATTTCCGTCCCACCAAAGGTCTGTGACCATGTGAGAAGCGTTTTTAAGGTTTACGACAGAATCTTCAGGATGATCTAATTCACCGCAAGCTCGATTTTCTTGAACGGCTTTCATGTAATTTTCAACTTCCCTCATTAAGATTTTTTTAGGATAAATTCTTTTATTTCCATTTTCTTCATCAACACGCTGCATAACACCAGATAGAAAAACTGTACCATTCTTTACCTGTCGTTTTTCGTCTTCAGTTAAAAGATCCTCACAAATACCATCAGCACACAGTTCATAGTATTCTCTTAAAAGATATTTATTACTCATTTGCTTTCTCCCTCGTCAATCCACTTAATTCCGCCAACCTTTGAACCTGCTGGTGGAGCACTCGTGTGTCGAGGCATTACTCCCAACTCGACTTCTTTTGATTTTGGTCGCGATGGTCTTTCAATGTCTTTCTCTTTTCCCATGACACACCTTCGAAGTACATCCATCGCATTATTAATCTCTTCTTGTGTGCAGTCGTTATTACTTTCAAAAAGATTGGGAAGGGCGTCTTTTGTTTCTCCACCTGTCAATAGTTGATCTACCAATTTCCAAGTTTTTGCAAGAGAATCAAATAGTTGTAAAAATTCATCTGATGCTGCTTCTTCTTCATTCTCGCCCAAATGTTCATGCACCTTTTCTAATGCTTCGCCCAATAAAATATAAACATATCGAGCGATTCTCTTTTCTTCACTTGCAGAAATTTCATCCACTTCTGTTAGTTTTTCGAGTTCTTCTTCGATTAATTGTTTAATTTGTTTTTTTGTAATTTTCATTATTAAACCTTAAATTTTAAAATGCGGGCGCGACCCGCTCGATTTGGCAACCAGACTTACAACGTCGCACGGGACGTAATGCCCGCTTTTTTGATGTCCAAAGATTGTCAACCATCGTTATCACCCCTAGTGTTTAAATTTATTCCATTATCTCCAACAATCATGTTTAGCAAATACGAAGTTCCAGAACTAAGACATGCCAGCATGAATCCTGTTGTTATAGAATAATCAAATGTAATTAGTTCGGTGTATGGGTTAATAGCCCACAAAAAAAGTCCCACCCACCAGCCAACACACATTGGACAATGAAAAAAATGATAAGAAGGTCGAATCTTATTAAAAATCGCACCGTATACTAAGATTTGAGTCATTCCAAATGCAATTAGAATAAAATAAATCAATGACATCAATAGTAGCCGTAACCACTGAGATACTTACGAATCCTAGAAGGGGTAATGGTTCCCTTTTGGGGTTCTTCTGGGACTCTCCCAAGAGGTGTTGTTTCATCTTCGGCAGGATCTACTAAATTATCTTCGATGCTATTTTCGATAAAATCAGCTGCCTCCATAAATGGCTTTTGATCATCTAAAAATTTCTTAGTAGAAAGCAAAACAACTTGAGTCGAGTTTATGTTTTCGTCAACTGATTCGGGATAGGATGCTTGAAGACTTCCAAACACATTTCCGCCTTGAATAGTCTCAGGCGAGACAACCCCTTCTTTAACTAGAAATTCTAAGTATTGATTTTGAAAACCATAAATTTCATCTGTTAGCACTTCTTTCGGAAAAACAGTTATTTGCTTCGTTCCAGTATCCAAAAGGATATCGATGTGTAAATGATCAAGGATCATTATTTTTCCATCTAATGTTTTGCGAACTTCTAAATTAATTTTAGTAGTTGAGGGCGGTTTTACTTGTTGATCTTGTTGCCCAATTTTAATCTTAATCGCCATCGGATAAAAGCTCCCGAGTTAAGGTTTGGATTTTGGCAACTTCCAAAATCATTTTTTCATCAGGCTTTTGATTTTTATAAGATTCTAGGAGATTGAAGACTTCTTTTGTTTTTCGAGCCATTTCAACATCTTCCTTTATTTCACTTATCATTAAAGAACTCTGGAGTTGTGTTTTAAGTCTGCCGATTTCTTCATTTAAATAAGAATTTAGTTCAATACCATTATTTGTAAACGATAGAATAAATCTGGAAAATAACTCTTTTTGTTCATCCAGTAATTCTTTATGGTACTTGTCATTAAATCGTTTTGTAAAAGATTTAAACACTAAATTATCGATTGGTTTCATTGTCTTTTCTAATCTTTTAGAAGACATTCTGTTTACGATTTCATTTTCTAATAAAATTTTAGATTTGATAGAATCTCCATTATTAAAGATTTGATAGATTGATGCTAAATTTTTATAATTGGGAATGAAATTGGAAAATACATCAGAAGAAATGCTTTTTCTAATTTTACGAACAAGAGTGTTTTGTTCCGAAATTAATTTTTTCTGGTCAATAGATGAATGTTGACGCTTGACTTCATTAATAATTTTTTCTGCTGTTAGCGTATCCACGCCTTTAGTTTCAAAAATAGAACGATATAGTTTTAATTCTTGATATAGAGAAGATTCTTTACCAAAAGACTCCTTAATGATCGCAATTATCTTTTTTTTCTTAGCTTTGTCTTTGGAAAAGATACTTCTAGTTAATTCTTGTATTAACGCTTCATAAAGAAAAGCACTATTTCTTTTTTTATTGTGTCTAAACTTTGCCATTTTTATCTTCTCTCTTCCTTTTTAATTCTAAATTTTTAATAATTTGCTGTATCTCTACATCATTTTCTAGAATTGTAAGTTCTTCTTTTAAATACCTGTCTTCATAATTAGTCTCTAAATTCTCATAAATTCCTCTTGCAAGCTGGTTCAGCTCAGAAGAGCCCTTAAAAATGTTTCTTTTTGTATTTTTGCCTGTTTCTTCAGAGTATTTGCTCTTGTAGCTTCTTTTACGGGCTCCCATTGGTCGCCTATCTGATTTAACAGGTGTATACATTTTTCCTTTAGCTCCTGGTGTAGTGTATGGTTTCTGGTCTGGTCTTCTCCATTCCAAATCATTACGTTTGCCTGGTTGAGCCAATAATGTTTCTTCTTCTGCTGGTGCTTCTTCTGTTGGAGTTTCTTCTGCTCCACCGGCTTCGCTGCCACCAGCACCGAGATCTGAAAGATCTGCGCCTTCGTCACCGCCAAGGGGCGCTCCCAAATCAGCGCCACCACCAGCTGCGGCACCGCCTACGCCTCCCATCGCTTCTTCTTCTGTTCCGATTTTATCCAGATCTGAAGTTATTCGTCTGTCGAAGAACATCTCTCTTTGATTGCGAATAAGTTCTTCGTCTGATAGATCGAAGATGTTTTTTGCAACCCATCGTTTGCTGAAGAATCCTTCTGTTGCACTTCCAGCAATTTCAAATTTGGTTCTCCAATGTTCAAGTTCTTGTAACTCTGCAATTTTAGAAGGAGCATTCAAATGAAGTTTAAAAGAAATTAAATCTTTACCTTTATATCCTAGAGTATACAAATGAACTACTGCGATTTTTTCTAATTCTGAAACAATGTTTCTTTGAAGTCTTGTGATCGTTCGGGCAAAACGAATGTCTTTTTGTGCAAGAGTTGTTTTATCTTCACTTCCTTCTTCCCCTTGTGTCAGATAGGATGCGGGAACCTTTAAAGCTGAAAATAGTTTATCCCTTAAATATTTAACATCGTCAATGTCTCCGGTGTAAGTGCCACCTGGTAATGACTCAATTCTTGTGCCAGCCGCTTGTCCGCGAACAGGAATAAAATAATCTTCGTCAACGGACATTGGATTGTAACGTAAATCCACACGACCAGTATCTTCAGAAATAACCTGATTCCTTTTCATCTGAGTTACAATTCTTTGCATGTGTTGTTCAACTTCATTTTCTGGAATGCCGCCAACATCAATATAAAAAATTCTACGTTCTGGTGATCTTACAATTCGATAGGCCATCATCGCGTCTTCAAGAAGTTGTAATTGTCTCCAAATTCGACGGGATGCTTCCAAAACAGAAGTTCCATAGGGAGCATATTTATCGTTTCCAAGATTTCTAAAATGACAAATTTGCCAATTTTCGAATGTTAAACCACCACTATTCCATTGAAACTGAACATAATTTGGGTTAGTTTTATCTTCTCCCTCAAGTCTTTCAATTTCCACAGATGGAAGACCAATCGCTGATTTAATTCCTAATTTATCATCGATGTCTAGATACAAGAAATAATCTCCGTATTTACACACACTCCGACACCATCCAAATAAATTAAATTCAATGTTCATAACACCATAAAATAATGTATTTAAAATTTCTTTGATTTCTTCATTGTGACAATTAACGGTTAATAGTTTTTGTAATGGCGAAGATACAGTCATTTCGTCGCCATAAATGTCAAGTGCTGAAGCGATCTCTGGCATGTATTCCATTTGATCAAAATCGATGTATCTTTCTGCTCTGGCTTCTCCTGCCAATGATTTACCAAAAACATTGTCAAAAGGATTCGTAGAAGATTTCTTAAAACTCAATCCACCAGCTGATTGAAACTTATATTTATCTAATTGCCATCTTTTGAGTTGGCGTGGATTTTGACGTTGGTATTGCGTCAGTGGCCCAGACAACAATCTGGTAAGTGCCTTAAATAAAAATGAGTCGGGATTCCTTGTATTAGGTTTTTTTTTATTATATGCCATTTTTTATCCTTTTAAAATCCATCCAAAATCATTATACATTTTTTTTGCATTATTCATTTTATCAAATGTTTCGTTCCTTTTGTAACCTTGTTGACCTGGAATAGTCGTATTTAATTTAGT